ATTCGTTCAATAGATTTTAAAATAGTCATAACATAACCTTCCTCGTGCATTAAAGTATCAATCCTTTGTTGATCATTTACTAAATTAAAATCGATATTAAAATATTTTCCAGCATCTTGATTAAGAAAAAATCTAGGATACTGTCTTCCTAGATTAACAAAAGATTTAATAATATCTAAAATATCTCTGACCAAAATAACTATTTTAATTTCATTAGGACAGTACTTTTTAAGTATTTCATAATTACTAGGAATTATCCAATCGCTTCTTTCAATAATATAATCTTGTTTCCAACTTGAATAATAATTATTAAAAATGTTTTTGTATATATTATCCAATGAACTACAATCACTCCAAGACAAAAATCTAGCAGACTCTTTTTCTACTTGATTAATTGAATAAAAAATATCGGGTAGGCACGACTGGCCAGTAGCTCCGATGTTTGGATTTTGAGCTAATATTGAGGAGAGTAATGTGTTTCCAGATCTGGGAAGACCAGATATAAAATAAATCTTTTTAATAAAAACCTCACTTAATACAGAAACCAAAAATCCACAATAGCCTAGGGATACTTCCTACTAATTTTGTTGTGCCATGATTTACTTTCGATACCGGAAGCCAAAGTAAATCACCTTTATTCATTGGATATTCAACACCATCTAAGACTGGTGTACCACCTTGTTCTGGTTGAGTCAATAAACACAAACAGTGATATGTACCAAACCCTTCATAGTATTCTGGATCTTTATGAACCCCACACTCGTCAGGAGCAAATCCATAACTAGCAATCATCGCATCGTGATAAAAAGGATACTTCACCTCAAAGTTTTTTAAATAAAAATAATCAAATATTTTATCTCTAACAATATAAGCTGTAACTGGAAAAGGTATTTTTTTAACTTCTACCCCTCTAGTTGTTTGTCTAAAACAACCTTCATGATCCGCAGATTGAAAATATGGTGTACCTTGATTAATGGAGATCCATTTAGAAAGTTTATCACATTCTTCACTAGATAGAAAGTTCTGTACAACATGTGGTGTAAAAATATTATCCATTAATTTTAATCCATACTTTTTCGTGTAAGTAGTATAGTATGGTATTTACTATCATCTGAACAAATACGATTCCAGAAGAAATACCAACTTCACCAGTAATTATAAATGCTATTGCAAACGTTGAAGATGAACCTACTATTCGCCACGTTAATGTTTTAGCTATTGTTCTCATTTAAAATGTGTTGCAATATAATTTTAGACCACTTTGTAGAGTCTTTATCGGTAACTCTAAAATTATAAACTAGAGGAGGAACAAATAATTTGTTTGTATCTTCAAATATACTTTGTTTAATAGTATCGACCCATATAGTTAAATCAGCATTAAAGATAGATCTCATTTCAGGAAGTGGTGCTATAAAATCTGCTATAATAAATTTACTTAATATGACGTCAGCTAGATATCTCATTCTTTCACTTTGCCTTATTCTACCATCATAACTAAAATCCCAATCATTATAATGCTCCCTGATGGCATCAGCATTTAACCAATGAGCATCAGGGAACAAACTATCATAAAGAGCAGATGCTAAAGTAGATTTACCTGAACCTGGTAAACCCATAATTAAAATTTTCTGCTTCATTCATTAATGGACATAATTCTCCTCGTAGTTCATTCTTGCAATAATATACTCTTTAACTAACGATGATCTAACTATGTCATTCACTTGAAATTCAATTGTCCTTGCTGAAGGCATCATGTCTAATATAACCATGAATTTCTTCAACCCCGATAAATCATTTTTCTTGTAAAGGTCTGTTTGTCTAAAGTCCCCACAAAAGATAATTTTGGATCTATTACCAACTCTTGTTATAATACTGTTTAATTCCATGTCAGACATATTCTGACACTCATCTACAATAATGATTGAATCATCTAATGTTATACCTCTAACAAAAGAGGTAATCATAAAGTTTATACTATTTTGCTCTTGAAGTCTACTAAAAGCATCCTTTCTTGCAAATAAGTCCTCACAAATTTCTTCATAAGGTCTTTGATATACTTCTGCCTTTTCTTTCTCATCTCCAGGTAGATGTCCTATCTCTCGGGATGGTACAGCAGATCTAACAACGACTACTTTCTTATATGTGGATGACCTATTTAAGACCTCTTCTAGTGCCTTGTAAAGAGCTATGTACGTTTTACCAGAGCCAGCTACTCCGTGTAAAAGTAAAATCTGAGAATTTTCATATAGATCAAAAAACTTCTTTTGATTAATTGTCAGAGGTGATATTTCTTTTAAATCTTCCTGCTTAATCTTTAATTTATTACTTACTACTTGTAGATGAGTTTGATTGTTATGTCCTTCTTGTGCAACAGCGTTTCTTCTTGACATAGACCCTCTTAGTAAAGAAAAAAAGACCAAGGTTGCTGAACCGTTGGTCTTTAGAGTTGGTGGTTGGGAGATTGCGAATCATTTTCTTGATAATCTATCAGCCAGATTGGATTTGTAGTTAGCACTAGCAATTTTAGAAACTACTTCTCTAAAACCTTCGTCGTTTTTCCTAATACCCAATCTAACAGAGTCACCCATTGCAAACCCAGTACCCTGCTCGAAAAATCGTTCAAGGCGTGGATTATCTTTTATAAACTGATCGTAAGAAGAGATGTTAAAATAATATTCTTCTATTTCTTCAGTGTCTTTATTGAGGAATGTATACTTCGGCATAATTGTATTTATTAAATCCAACTTTCGTTAGTATAAATCTGAAAGGAGAGATTCTGACCCACCATGTTCAAAATCTCTTGCTTCTTCTGCTCTAGTTTATCTAAGGAACCAAAAACCCCAACGTGCTTGGAGTTCTTTTCACGTCCCTTAGAATCTACCTGCTTATACTCCAAAATGTAAGATGTCTTCATTTTTCAATGGGTTAATTGATTGAAGGCTAATTGGTTGCAAAGCAGCAATTTGTTCTTTAGTAATTCCACCAGACGTTGGAAAAGAATTAAAAGAACCAGCGTATGCTTTTTGACTAGAAGCATTTGTCTGACTAGGAATAATCTTCAATTGACCATCCAACTTATATCCACATCCTTGGAGAAAATCTTCAAACTTTGTTAAGATGTGCTCAATACTTACTGCTTTAAAATTAAGAGTTACATTTTCTCCATCAGGTGTATTGAAATTAAAATCAAAACTATTTCTTGTATCATTATCCCACATTATAAAGCTCCTTATATAAATTTTCTGTATAAAGCAATTATGCTTTTACAGGCTTCAACGACTTTTTTGCTACTGACTTCTTTTTTTCCACAACCTCTTCTACTACCTTTGGAGGAAGTAGTTTAGGAAAAGCTTCTCTTACTAAATCATCTGTAATGGATTTGTAAAGAGTGGATAATTTACCATCTTTAGCAGCACAAATAATATCTGCTTCAGTGTAATGCATACCCTCTAACATCTCCATGAATAGACTTTCTTTCTTCAACTTAGGTAGTTGAGTATTAGGATCACCCCAGATGTAAAACCTCTTTAATTCGTTTTGAATTGAAGTCTGATGATAACCAATAGGCTTTCCGGTTTCTCGTTTGTAAGGTGGAGCACCTTCGGGTAAATGGAATACTACATTGGGATCATAGTTCAAAGCTAATACATATAGCAACGCATGACTAGATTTATTTTCTAGCAGAATATCTTTTTTTTGATCAACGGACTCAGCTTTCTCAACCAAGTCTAACATTTCAGATACTAATAACATTTAAAACTCCTCCAAGTAATCAACCATCTGTTTCATTTTATGTTCAATAAAATAATTCAAGATACGGCTTTTATCATTTTGATTGTAGTTCTCAAAACTATTTATGATCTGAGTTTCAATGATCTTTGGTATCTCAGAGAAATCTACTAGTCTTTTATTACGATCAAAATTACGTTTAAAACTATCATCAGTAGGTAAAGTAGTAGGATCGTCTAACCAGTCTTGTAGCTTTTTAGAAGATACTGGCTTTTGTCTTTCACCATTAATAATAGAATCGTCAGCAGAGAATACATTTGGAATTCCATCTCCTCTATCACCTTTAATAATGTGCTCTAGCACTAAATGCTCAGGAGGTCTTTCAGCTTTAACGAATTTATTCTTCAATGATGAATACTGTTTAATATTTTTGTACTTTTGTAATTGGAAGAAGTCATGATCACCAGAAACAATTAATACTTTCTCCATTGAATTAATTTGAGTCCATTTGCAAAGTGTGGCAATAATATCATCAGCTTCTGCACCAGGAACTTCTAATACTTTATATGGAAACGTTTCTTTAAGTTCATTCTTAATTTGACTAATAGCATTAAAGATCATATTCCAATCATAACCAGATTCGTCTCTAGCCTTCTTACGATTAGATTTATAGTATTGAAAGTATTCTTTCCTCCAATATTTTTCTTTACTATCACAAGCAATAACCATATTACCGTAATCTTCTTTAAACCTGTTGTTATAACTCCTAAGAGTGTTTAACACCATGTGACGAAGTAAAGGAATTTCTAACTCAATATCTTTACGACCATTTAATTCAGCCATTAAGTTAGAAATAATAGTTTGCGAGTAATCCACTATAATCATAATTTATCCAGTTCATTCAAAAGCTGATTTTTTCTTCTTAAATACTTTTTCCATTATTTCTTTTGGAATCTCAGTGATCTCAGTAATAGAAGACTTATCTACAATTACTTGATTCTTTTCTTTCACAGCTTTAGGAACATATTGCCTATACGTTGGTTTAGGTTTAGGTATTTGTTTAATTTCTCTATTAGCAGCTATAAGAAGTATAATGGCTAATGGATCAAATACCAACACTAACAAGATAATAACTGCTCTTACTGCTTTTTCGAGTGTTCCCTCAGTTGACTCTCCATAAAGAAGATCAGCAATGTATTTGATCGGTCCAACCTCTGCAACTGTTCGTCTCGTTTCTTTTCTGAGCGGGTTGGCTTCAGTATTAAGAGTCTTAATTGTTGCAGCCGAAGTGTTAATTTCATTAGCCAATAAGGCACGTTCTTTTCTCTGTAGATTACGAATCCTAACAGCCTCCGTGATATTTGACTGATCAACCAGTCTATCGAGACCAGTAAGAGATTTTTGAGCATTATCTATCCTTCTTTGTTCGTCTTTGATCTGATCTTCTAACAGCTTTAGTTCAATTGAAGTATCAGCACCACCTAATGTTTGATCGATGTGTGCCTTAGATAAGAACCCAAAGATTCCCATTGAAGTAATAAAAGAAAGGATTACAACGGCAACAGTAAAATAATACTTAATGATTGCGGGAGCTGTCTTCCAGTTTCTGTATAACCATGAGGCACATACTAGCTTAGAGAGCTCTAAAGTTACACCCATAAGGATAATAGGGATCACAGCAGTAGGAAATATAGCTACCAGACCTACAATAGAGTAGTAAGCAGCAACTGCTGATAACAAAAAAGCTGAAAAGAATAATATAATAATAAATGTCATTTTAGTTTGTTCAAGTGAGATTTACTTACTTTAACCATAATCCAACTATTATACCACAGATCAGCATTTTCTAAAACTGACTTTTCAAATTGCTCCTTTGCTTCCAAATAGTTAGTTACACCTTTGGATTTGCACAGGTGAATTATTTCTCTAGTGAAATTTTCTTTGCCGAGAAGCTCAATGTCTTGTTTGAGTTCATCTGAAGAGGACCAATAGTCTTTCCAGTCTGATTCTGCTTTGTATCTTTTTCTAACTTTATTAACTTGTTTTCTTTTAAGAGACCAAAAGAACTTTTTACCGATGTATTTTCTACCAGATAGCACGTTAGTAATAATGTAAACAAATCCATAATATTCACCTGGTTCATGAAAAGGTTCTCCGTTGTACAACCAATCATTCGTCGTCATCTATCTCTTCTTCGTGTTCCTCTTCTATATCTCCACCGCAGAAAGGACAAAAGAAAACTTGATAATTTTGATCTTCCATCTGATGTTTTATTTTAAATAAAGCATCGCAGTGGTAGCAATTATACTCTTTTAGCATCTATGTCTACCTTTATAACTTCTACTCCACACTTGATTAAGAACTCTACTCCAAATGTGTCTCTGTATTCGTTCTTGTAATATACCGTTGTTATACCTGAACTATAGATTATTTTTGAACACTCAATACAAGGAGCATGAGTAATAAACATAGTTGCATCTTGACCTGATTCTTGACTTCTAGCTAACTTAGCTATTGCATTTGCTTCTGCGTGGATTACTTCTGGTTTAGTTTTGTCACCCACCCACTGTTCTGCATCATCATATAAATTAATTTCACATGCATTGTCCCAACCAGAAGGAGTACCGTTATATCCAATACTGATTACTCTATGGTCTTTTACAACAATAGCTCCAACTTGCAATCTTTTAGCATATGAAAGTTTAGAATAAACTTCAGCTACCTTCATATGAGCTTGAACGAATTTGTATTTCATTAGTTCCACAACCCTATAGGACAAACTTGTTCTTTTAATAAAACTTTAGCTGGCATGAAACAGTAACACTCTGTACAGACCTTAACTATATTGTTAAACTCTGGACATTGTTTGCAAATTTTGTATCTATTTTTAGCGTAGTCTAAAGTGCCTTCTTCAACTTCTTTTTCCTGAGCTTCTCTACTAGCTTTAACTTCAGGTAATTGGAAAAGATCTTCTTCAGGTATTGGAGTTCCCATAATTAATTTTTGCTAATTTAAAAGTTTCAAATATTTTTAAATACATCCAACCAATATCAAACTCAAACCACTTTAAACTAAGTTTTGGACTAGCAGGATTGTTATGATGATTATTATGAAGAAGCTCACCACCAACCACAACATCAAGTGGAAATATATTGGTAGATTTGTCTTTCGTGTCATTGTTTCGATATCCGACATAGTGTCCAATACCATTGACAACACCTGCCGCCCAGAAAGGTATCCACGCCATTTGGAGCAACCAGACTCCAATGCCGTAATAGCCAAACAGAAGCAAATCAATAAAAAGCAAAATAAGTATACCAAGAGCAGAATACTTACTGTAGACATTGTTCTCTATCCAATCGTCCGGAGTTCCTTTACCATAGCTGTTTACCATTTCTGTATCTTTAGAAGCAGCTTTATATAGTAAAGCACCTTGGAATAAAACTTTCCATATTCCAAATTTGACTGGAGTATGTGGATCGCCATCAAGGTCAGTAAACCTATGATGCTTACGATGGATAGCGACCCACTGTTTAGTTACCATACCAGTTGTCAACCACAACCAGAATCTCATGAAGTGAGATAGTATCGGATGAAATGTTATAGCTTTATGAGCTTGTCCACGGTGAAGAAATAACGTAACGCAAATAATTGTTATGTGTGTAGATACTAATAGGTATATTAATGAGCTCAAGCAGCCTTACCCCAAACATCAGCCCAGTTGCCAGATAAACTTCCTTTGGCATAATCCGTAGCTCTGTTTTCGAAAAAGTTAGTGTGTGTAGGAGCATTTATCATCTCTTCAACCCAAGGAAGCGGATTCTTTTTGACCTTGAATATACCTTTAAGTCCAAGACTAATTAATCTACGATCTGCAATGTACCTAATGTATTGTTTGACACCTGCAGCAGATAGTCCTTCTAGCTCACCCATCTTGAATGCAAGGTCAATAAAGTTATCTTCCAGTTCAACCATCTTCTCTGCAATAGAATAAATTCTGGATTTCAAATCATCATTCCAAATTTCTTTATTCTCTTCAATGTATGTACGGAACAATTTAATCATCGACTCGGCATGTTGTGTTTCATCTACGATAGACCAAGTAATGATTTGTCCCATTCCTTTCATTTTACCGTGACGTGGGAAGTTAAGTAACATGATAAAGGAACTGAATAGTTGCATTCCTTCGGTGAAAGCACTAAAAACTGCAATGTGAGTAGCAGTAGCAGCCCTATTGCTATTCTGTGAGCTAATATCAAGTACATAATTATGCTTCTCTCGCATTTCTTCATATTCCATAAACTCCGAGTAGGTTGTTTCTGGCATTCCCAATGTTTCAATTAAATGAGAATATGCTGCAATGTGTAATGCTTCTCTAGCTGCAAAACCTAAAAGCATCATTCTTACTTCAGGTTGAGGGAAATAAGGCAAATAATTATTAACATAACCACCTGCAACATCAATGTCACCCTGAGTAAAAAATCTGAATACATGAGTGAGAAAATTCTTTTCGTTTTGCGATAGCTTATTCTTCCAATCCTTAACATCCTCGAGCATCGGGACTTCAGTGTGTAACCAATGGGACTGTTCATGTTTCAACCATGCATCATAAGCAAAGGGGTAGTTAAAGGGTTTGAAGTGACTACGCTCTTCTTGTAAATTTAAATTTGTTTTTTTAATCATTGTTCTCTTTATTGATAATTTGTTTTGTAGTCCAATACCGCCGCTTTGATCGCATCTTCTGCGAGAATGCTACAATGTATCTTAACGGGAGGTAAGGCAAGTTCTTCTGCGATCTGGGTGTTCTTAATCGACATTGCCTCGTCGAGCGTTTTACCTTTAACCCACTCAGTGACAAGCGACGACGAAGCAATCGCCGAACCGCAACCGTATGTTTTAAATTTTGCATCTTCAATTATTCCTTCATCACTTACTTTAATTTGTAATCTCATTACATCGCCACAAGCTGGAGCACCAACCATACCTGTTCCAACTCGTTTTAGTTCTTTCGCAAATACTCCAACATTTCTTGGATTTTCATAATGATCTAATACTTTGTCTGAGTATGCCATATCAAACAGTAAATGAAGAACCACAACCACAAGAAGCTTTTACGTTTGGATTTTTAATTACGAATTGTGAAGAAGTGAAGTCACTTTTGTAATCTATTTCTGCATCATCCATATACTGCAAGCTCATTGCATCAACAATTATTTCAATACCATTTTTCTCAAACGTAAGATCATCTTCTGCTGGTGGATGGTCTTCTAACGAAAACCCATATTGAAATCCAGAACAACCACCACCTTGAACAAATATCCTCAATTTTAAATCTGTATTTTCCTCATCTATAATCGATCTAATTTTCTTTGCTGCATCTTCTGTTATTGTTAGCATTTATCCCTCGCAAGCTAAACAAATATTGTTTTACTTAGTTTTAAGCGTTAATATAAACACGATAATTAATAGTACATCTGCTAATATTATGAGACGAAGAACTCAACGTAGTAACTAAATGTGGTTCAAATCCGGGAAATATAATACAACAATTGTTTTCTAAATTTGGCAAATAGTCATAATTAGTAAACACCAAGTCACCACCAGTAAATTGTTTTGGTTGTTCCCAAAAAATATACAAACACGTCAACACTGAATGATCAATGTGTTTAAAATAACTACTGTTGTTTTTATATAATTGTATTGTAGATACATCCCTATTACTCAATTTAAGATATTTTAACAAAGGGTTTTCATTAAAATTAAAATCAACATCATAAATTTTATAAAGCAATTTTAATATTTCACTTTGATCTCTTTTGTTTTGATAAACTCCATCTAGATAAATTGTTTGTGTATTAAACTCATCTTTAAGTTGTTGGTGATGGATGTCATCTTTCAATTTAGGTAAACTATCTAAAGATTTACTAAGTGTGTCAAATTCCGATTGAATTTTTTTAAGTTCATGATCAGCAAAGTAGTTGTTTATTATGGTATGATAAAAAGGATAGCTCAAGTTTTGTATATTCATTCATCCCTCGCAAGCTAAACAAACATCTCCATCTGCGATTGCCTTCATATCCAATTCTTTAATGACGTCTCTCTCTATTTTCTTTGAAACTTTATCTGCTTTACCCATCTTTTCTGATCTGCAATAATAAAGCGTCTTCAAACCTTTTTTCCAAGCTAAGAAATGTATTGCGTGTAAGTATAATACATTTGCATCTGGTCTAAAGAACAAATTAAGTGATTGTGCTTGGTCGATATGTTCTTGACGATCTGCTGCATGTTCCACTACCCAACGCTGATCAATTTCCATACTTGTTTTAAATACGTCTTTCGTCCAATCATCCATCCACGTTAGATGTTGAACAGAGCCATCGTTTGCAATAATTGATGACCAAATTTCATTATACTCATCTGTAGAAATTGTACCATCAGGATCAGGATTTAAATGGTTTTCTATAACTCTATTTAAAAACTTATTCTTGTTTAGATGAGCGCCTGATAAAGTGTCTTGACGGTAAGCATTGGCACGATAAGGCTCAATAGAAGGACTGGTATTACCCATAATGATACTAGAGCTTGCATTAGGAGCAATGGCCATGAGATGGCTAAACCTATAACCAGTACCAACGGCATCAGGGGCTTCACCACGTTCTTTACCCAACTGTAAATTTGCTTCATTTAGTTTATCTCTCACATTTTTAAAGATTTGTTTGTTACGTCCAATTGCTAACGGAGACTCAAACGGGATATTATTTTTTTGTAGATAAGCATGAAAGCCAAGAGCCCCCACACCAATGCTGCGCTCTTGGCTAGCAGAGAACCTGGCTCGAGAAATAGCATCAGGAGCATTGTCGATAAAATACTGAAGAACATTATCCAACATCTCAGCGACGTCGCGAAGAAATAATCCATCGTTTTTCCAATCATCATAATACTCTAAGTTTAACGAAGACAAACAACAAACCGCTGTACGCTCTTTATTTGTTGGTAAAATAATTTCCGAACAAAGATTAGATTGTTTAATACTGAGTCCAAGTTTCTTTTGGAACTCTGGCATCATACGATTGCTTGTATCAATGAAGTGAAGGTATGGTTCTCCAGTCATCATTCTCATTTCGAGGATGCGCTGCCAAAGTTCTCTTGCAGATACAACTTCTCTTACTCTACCATCGTGTGGATCTTTCAACTCCCAATCGTCATTTGCTTCTTTGTCAATCATACATCTCTCAACAATCTTCATAAACGTGTCTGGAATATTAATTCCGTGATGAAGATTCTGGCATCTCATATTCTGATCGCCCGTTGGCTTTCTCATTTCAAGAAATAAAAGTATATCAGGGTGACTGATGTCCAGATAAGCAGCATAACTCCCCCGACGAGTCCTACCCTGACGATAAGCAAGAGAAGAAGCATCATACGTTCTAAGGTGAGGCATGATACCAACAGACTTATCATCAGCAGAGCGAATACCAAGACCAATTCCAACACCACCTCCTAACATAGATAACCAATTGACTTCAGATAATGTGTTGACTAATCCAGATGCAGAATCATCCAGATAAGGCAGAAAGCAAGAGATAGGTAGACCACGAGCGGATCTCCCAAATGATAAAATAGGAGTAGAGTAGCTAAGCCAATGCTTAGAAGAATAGTCGTAAAGTCGCTGAGCATGTTCTTTATTAGACGAGAAAGAGTGGGAAACGAAAGCGAATCTTTCCTGTGGAGATTCCTCATCGTCCTTCATGTAGCTTTCTTTTAATCTTTTAATACCTAATAGGTCAAACAAAGAATCTCTAGACAGGTCGAGCGTAATGCCATATTTTTCAGTCATCTTTTTCCTACTTATTGTTATTATTTAACTTCGTCGTAAATCTTTTTTTGATCATTATACCACTCTATCCACATCTCATTCTGTAGTTTGCATTTGTGATACATACCATAATTTTGAGTTACACCTGATACTACTTCACTTAATTTAGTTGTTTGCTGCACTTCTTTTAATTCTGGGCAAGGAACCATCAACGATTGAATAGCTTCCGGAAATTTAGGTTTTACCGGAACTGCTTGCGTTGCACAACCAGTTAGTAGCACTAAGCAAAATAAAGATAATATTCTTTTCATTTTGGTGCCTTCGCTGCTTCGTTGAGTATACTTATAACCGAAGGATCGATCTCGCATTTTGCATCAATTACCTTTTCTACTTCTTTCAACTTTTCCTGTATAACCACTTGAGTTTTTTCTACAAGTTTAACTTTATCTAAAAACTTATATTCAATTTTTGAATTAGCATTCTTTGATTTCTCTTCTGCCAATGCGACTTTTGCTTCCATTTCTTTGACAAGTGCTTGCCACTTTTCTTCGTTACTGATAGCACCTTCCATGTAGATGCCAAACACAAGTAAAAGCAATGAGAATATTTGTATAGGTAACTTGTACTTATTGATAAGAGGAATCATTCCCAACACAAAACCTGCTACTAAGCCTACAACACCCAGTAATGTGATAAGATGAAAAAACCAAAAAGGAAGAAAGTTTAGGATCCACATAGTATTATATTTATTTTTAAATTGTGAAAGGATTATAGAAAATCGTCATTAAATTTTTGCATCATAGGAAAGATTCCACCAATCACTTTAGCGCACTCTCTTGCGATTTCTTGATGTTCTTTTTGTGTTCCATTTTCTGATCTTAACTCTATATAGTGAATCCAAGATCTCAAGGATCCATTCATATATAGACGCGATTCAATCAGCCCTTCTGGCAAAACTGCTCTTGCTTGCTCCTTGGCTATACCGTTTACAATTGCCCAGTCATACGCCGATCTAGCCGCTTTAATAATGAAGTCTTGCTGGTCTTCCCAACGAGCTTTTAGGTCATCATCATCTACCTCTAAACTTTTTTGTCTGTTTTTATAATCTTGAAGACGGGCTTCTCTGGTTTCAAATTCAAGCTCTTGTAGCGGGTTAGCATATCTCTGGGAGAACTCCTGAAAGGCAAAGCTACGGTGCCGTAGTATTTGTCTGGCGATGTCCCTTGTAGTGGTAATCTCGAGACATGCTGACGCCATCTCAAGCGGACTCCAATGTTTGTTTTTGATAAGATAGCTGATGAGCCGTTCGGAAGTCTGACTATTGAATTGATTGGATGGGTTGGATACTCTGGCACAGAACGCGACGAGGTCTTGAACATCAAATATTCCTTCTTCTCTAAATTCTTCAGTAGGTTGTGAAAATGAAACTAATCTTACTTTCAAGCTTTGCCTCCTAATTTCTCAATTAAACTTTTAATCTTATCATGCGCAGCAGAACCTTGCGATACCCAGCATAATAAAGATTTCAACTCTTTTACTACATCATCTGGGTTCATACTCGTTTCCATCCTATAAATTTCATCTTAGCTTCTAATCCTTGGAATGTATTTTCTTTAATAATCTTAACTACATTCCTATTTACTAGCACCATATCATTAATGTCTTTTTCTTGTATAGTCTGTGGCCATATTACTATCTTATAATTACTGTCAATAGCCCTACCAATTAATTTACACAATTCTTTATTTCTAGGTTGATTGTCAAACACCATAACGTAATCTACGTCTTGATTTTTTAGTTGTTTAATTTTACCCAACGAAGAACTACCTACAGCAATTGCGTTGTCTAAGAATAGACTATCGATTGGACCTTCTACAACATACACAGGTTTAGATGGATCTATTTCGTTGACACCGAAGACGAGCGGTGTTTCTTCTTTGACTTTGACCGTGATGTACCTGAGAGCCTCTCCTCGAAGCGCTCTGCACGTAATCCCAGATAATTGGCCGAGATCATCATAAAACGGTAATATGAGTCTAGGCTCTTCCGTCTTAATGAGTTCTTTATAACTTTCATTTAACTGCACTACCTTCTTTACGTTGTCTATGAAATACAATCTATTAAATTTTTCTTTTGGTATTTTTCTATCTAAGCAAAACTTCACAGCTTCATTGTCGTCCGGTAATGTATCCAGACGATCTAATAAGTGATCTAAAAGAGTTTCTTCTTTTGTTTTAAAAACTGGTTGTTCAAACTTAATTTCTTCTTTAGCAGTAGCGGTAAGAGGTTTACCTTCTGCGTAGTTTTCAAAACTATATTGTTGGTACAAAGCTTCATCCATGTTCTTGAGAAACGAACTAAAGAACATCGAAGCATCACAGTTGTGACATTTGTACATCAGGCTGTTTTTATGAGAAAAGAAATAACCTCTAGCTTTTCTAACCTTCTTAACAGAGTCACCACATAAGATACACCTACAGTTGTATAGGTTATCTTTCTTCTTTGCAAAGAGTGGTAGTCTATTACTTATTAGACTTAGATATTTTTGATCAAGGTATAGTGACATAAAAAAAGGCCTTTTGAAGGCCTCAATTATACTTGCTTGTGTTGTGGAATACAACTAGAACAACTTATCTAACCTTACGTGAGCTAAAAAGTAACCAATGACAGCAGCACCACCCATTAGTGACCATTTCCATCTTTCAATCTTACCAATCTTATCTTCAATCATTCTATTTTGACTAATTGAGTTGTTGTTGTGTTCTTCCAACTTACTAAGAATCTTTTCGTTCTTAGTTTCAAAGTCCGCTCTGAGATCATCTCTCAACTCACTAACTCTACTATGGAGAACTGCATAATTAGAGTCAATTTTAGTTTCTAACTTCTCTACAGTATGACTTACAATAGCAACGTTATTCTCAAGGACCGATAATCTAGTCATCGTATCACTTGATTTTTCTCTGCTTGGATCTGTTTCCATTTGTATTCGTTCTTGGTTTTTTAGGCTTAGTTGGTTTAACAGACTCTTCAACCACTACAGCTTTGACTTCCTCAACTGGAGGAGTTGGTTCTGGTAGTTTAATTTCTGGCTCTATTTTATAAGGAGCTTCAATCTGTGGAGCTTGTTCTTTTTTAGTAACTAATTTTTGAAAGATTTCTTTTACTTTGTTGAACATATTTTACCTCATCACGTCTTAAAATAGATTTATGTTTCTTTTGAGCCTTAACAGATACACCTACAGAATCAGGGGTAAATCCAGCAACACCAGGAGAGCCAGCACTATTGGCTGGAGCATCTTCTGCAAATTGTCTAAAAGTTAAAGTAGTCTTATCATTAAAAAAACTCTCAATTAAAAATGTTTCTTCCGTTAAATCGGATTGTAACCTATCCAAAAACATCTCTTCGAAATTTATAGGCTCTCTCCCTGCATCATAATGTTCTTTAATCAAAGAGTAAGCAGCAGCTAAATTTAAAAATTTTTTGTTCTCAATAGGAACTTTATTTATAATTCTTTTCAACCTAAAAACGAGCCTGTTAAGAATAGTGTAGGCATCTCTTTCGGCCACTGTATTTAACTCTGACATCTTTTTAAGTTCTTTGCCGTTCTTATCGACAATACCTTGCTTGAAAGCATCTGTATTCTCAAAAGGAACAACTAACATTTTTAAAATTCTATAAGCGATTAAAGAATCTACAAATCTAGCCATTAAATTTCCCTTAACGATTGAAGGACTTCTAGATCAACTTCAACCATCAGATTGTCCGGTGGCATAACATTTAAATACATTAAAAATGATTTAAGTTGTGGCCAATATTTTTTATCTATTTTAAAAAACAACATGTTGGTAGCAGCATCAACACCAAACAAATTATATATTACTATAATATGATTTAATATTAAACGCTCTTTCAAACCACCACCAGCTCTATACTTACGAAACAATCTTTTTAAATATTTGAATTTTTTTAAATCATCATTAAACTCATTTACTCCACGACAGTGCGGATTGTCGTAATGTTTCATTGCAAATAAAGTAAAGTTTTCCTCAGTCAAATTATACATTAATAGGTTACGTTAGCCGTACCTCCAACAACAAACCATTTATTGGCAGCATACATTAATTGTGCAGCGTCTCCTACATTATCAAATCTAATATTAGCATTACCAGCTACATTAGCAGCATTAATTGTATAGGTTCCACCAGATGAAGTAGTTAATACAACATACTTGATCTGTCCTGTAGTTCCTTGTGGCAATTGCAAAGCACCACCCGAAGCATCAACAGTCAGGTGTGTGATTGGACTAGTAAGGGAAATAATTCCAGGAGAGGCTAATGCTTGAGGTGTACCACCAACATTG